GCCGAGGACCCACGTACATGTGGCGTGTTCAACTCAGAAACCTTCAAGAACCCACCGTGGTTAAACACGGTTCCTGGTTCTAGGTTATAGTCGTCAGTCTGTAGGTTCGTAAATACCGTAAACGTATTTCGTCCTTCACCAGGGTTACGTGCCTGTTCTAGGTAAACAGAGAACGCACGGATAACTTCATTGAAGTATCTCTGGTCGTACTCCGATGGAGGGATTGGAAAATACGGTGCTGGTACAAGACGGTTGGTCATTATCGCCTACCGTCAGGTCTAAGATCAATGCGAGGAGAACCTAGTCTCCAGCCCATTTGTGTCTCTGTGGATTCTACCCTGAGAGCCAAAGACCTGCCGCGCAATCTAACAAAGACCTGGTTGGTGAACTGCTCAACGGGAGAAGATGCAGTCTTTGTCACCGTCTCATCGTCTTCCTGCAGATAATTTCCACCTGGGAAGTTGCGAGCTTTCATGGTGAAAGTAGCAGAGGGCGTTGAGGCGGTCGAGTTCCGGAAAGTGATGTCAGGAATCAACCTACGAACAAAGCTAAATTGATCGCCTTCCCCAATATCAAATTGGCTAGACTCAATGTAGGCAGTAATACCCGAGGATGGTGACGTGCTTCCGTCATCAAAACCATTTTCATGGGTATACAGATATCCATCCAGACCGGCTGCGATCGGATTATCGGACAAGCCACGATCAACCCAAGCTGAACGAGACAGGCTACCGTAGTACCAGATGTTCTGCTGGTAGTTGTAAACTACATAACGGTCGATGTTGTCCGAGCTTGCTGATGGATACCACCACCAGATTTCGGAGAAAGCAGAGTTAGTAGAAGCAAAGACTTTTTCAGCCTGCTGCTGATTGAAGTCAGAGAATACATAATCACGAACTGTGCAAGGTAGTTTTTGCACAGCACCCGTATATGCATAGAACTCATTTTGACCCATCCAGAAAACATTGTCTTCAATGGCAACGGCGCAGTTCGGGCTGATGGTTGTGATGTTTTCAGAGATCATGTTGATCCCGAAAGTGAACGGCGGGCCTAGGTACTGCATCGCATGCAGGGACAAATCTGTGAACACCAAGATTTGTTGTCGTGTCTCAATGGCTGTGACAATCCGAGAACCAGAACCAACTAACAAATCACCTGCAGTGTTTGTTGCGGTAGGAGTCCAATCAGCTGCGTTTTCTTGATCCGAAAAACGAATTAATAGTGAGTCTTGTGTCGAACTGCCAACTGGGTTTGCGCCAAAAGCAATAACATGACGATCAACATCAGACACGATAACCTTTGTAGCAACCACAGGGGCATCACTTGCACCTGACAAATCACTCAGGGCAATCGCTCTCTGGTTCAGTCCCAGAGAAGAATCCCAGTAGTAAACACCACCGTTCATAACGTTAATGATCAGATCTTCACCAAAGTTGTCATGCGCCCAGAGACGAAGAGTGTCAGACTGCACATTTAGGGATGCGCCAGAACCCCAGGTTCCACGACCCCAAGTGCCCGCACCCCAACCGTTCCCGAATACGGCTGTATCAAGACCAACGTTTATCTGATAAGTGCCGACGACACTTCCGCCACCATTGCCTGTGTCTGACGAATTTGCGACCACGGGAGTTGGAGTGTATTCACCGTCTACAGTGATTGAGGACACCGTTGCAACTGTGCGAGCGATAATGGTGTAGCTGTCCGCATCAACGATGCTTTCGATGCGATATTCTTGGTTAAGAACATCTGCAGTGATGGTGCCTCCAAGAGAGACGGCTCCGCTAAACGTAACGAAGTCTCCCTCAACAGCCTCATGACCAACATCGGAAACAGTAATCGTGGACAGGCCATCTGTGGCGCTGAACGTCACATCCCCAGCGGACGTTGTTTCACGGATAGGGGTTATGTCGTAGTAGCCCTCACCCTCTTCAATGTAATACTTCACGCTGGTGCCGAGGCCAGTGTAGTTGTTTAAAGAAATTGTGCGCCATTGGTGAATTGCACGACAAGACCCAAGAAAAGAGGATGAACCAAGCTTAGTCCATCCTCCAATCTTTTCAGGGAAACCTTCCCGAAAACGTATTTTATCACAATCAAACCATCCGCCCTCGTTGGTGTACGAGGTCGTTTCCCGGTTAATCCCGGGGCGGAACTGTAATTTGCTTAGTGGCACTTATCATACTCCCGCTTCAAGAGCCTCAACTCGCGCCTTTAGTTCTTGAATGGCTTTAACCAGTATTGGGATCAAAGCAGTTTCTTTCAGCTTCCACAGGTCATCCTGCTCACGATCCACGATGATATCGTCAGTAAACCCTACAGCCTCAATCGCCTGCTGCACCTCTTGCGCTAGGAAACCGGCAAACGGTTGGTCTTCCTTGTGCGTCCCGTCAGGTGTCGGGCGGTCAATGATATTGCCGTTTTCGTCTTTGACAAAATACTTAGACCGCTTGTCCCATTTGAACGTGACTGGGTTTAACTGGCCAATAAGATCAAGGCCGTGTGTGATTGGCGTCACATCCGTCTTGTCTCGCGCGTCAGATGTAACCGTCCACGCAACTTGAATATAGGCGTTGGTTGTGCTGCTATTACCAAGAACAATGCGGTCACTCTGTGTTGTAATGTTGAACGGAGACAACGCAGTTCCGGCGCTAGTCCCTACGCAAACATTACTAGAGCCTGTCTCTATGCCAAGGCCTGCGAAGTAGCCAATGGCGACGTTTCCTTGACCAGAAAAAGAACTGTCTGATAAGGATGCGTATCCAATGCCTACGTTCTGCGACCCGGTTGCAGACGCCAAAGTTGCATACCCGACGCCAATATTTTCCGCTGCGCTTGTGCCTGCGTTAGCCATTGAGCTAGAGCCTATGGCAGTATTATGGGTTCCAGTTGTGACAGTGCTTAAAGCCCCAGACCCTAAAGCAGTGTTATTAAGCCCGCTTGTAATCGCATCACCAGCATTAAAGCCTACAAGCACACAGTTAGCTGCAGATGTTATAGCTGCACCAGCATTGGCGCCTACAAGCACACAGTTCCCCGCAGATGTTATAGCTGCACCTGCGGAAGCGCCAAAAACAACGTTAGACGAAGTCCCACCATTGCCACGACCGATAGTGTGTCCATGAATTACGCCATCCTGAGAGGCACTGTCCTGCAAAAGCTTACCAGTAGTGCCGTCAAACAGGGCAATGCCGTTGTCAGTAGCCGAAGCAGGACCAACGACATCTCCAACCGAACTCACGGTAGTGAACGACAATGTGCCAGAACCGTTCGTTTGCAAAACCTGACCAGTAGTTCCATCACTTGTCGGCAGTGTGAACGCAGTGACAAAAGACTGCAGGTTGGAGTCATAAGCTAAAACAGTAGACCCAATGTCTGATGTTTTGACGAACGGGAAGGTGGAGGTAACATCAACAACTGCGGCCCCGGCCCCTGCACCGTCAGCATAAACAATAGCACTTTTGCCATCCGCCACCGTGACGTTGCCGCCCGAGCCTTGCGTTAGAACTACGCTTTCGCCAGAATTGTTTTTAACCACATACAGTTTGTTTTGGTCGTTTGGACTAATCGTCACCGTGTTGGTGCCGCTAGGTGTCCCACCGAATACAAGAACCGCATATTGCCCGTCAGACAACGTGCCATCAGAAGTGGTCAGAGTGTGTGTTGTACCGCTCAAGGTGATTGCGCCTACACCGTTGGTGAGGCGGTCAATAATCTGAAGGTTGGTATTTGTAGTACTGCCCCAGGTTCCTGACTGCTCACCTGTGGCGATGAGTTCAATACCAGTGTTCGTTGTGTATGTACTAGCCATGAGACACCTTATGCTGCAATTTCAGTCCAGATACTTCCGGGGTTTGGTTGAATCTCAGTATAACTCGTTCCGGGGTTTGGTTGAATCTCAGTATAACTCGTTCCGGGGTTTGGAACAATCCTTCCCCAAACAATCACAGGCCCGACTGTTCCCGTGGCAGAAACGCCAGTCAAGGTGACGTTGGCTGTGCCTGTCACTGTAACAGAGCCAACAGAACCTGTAGCAGAAACACCTGTGACCAGAGCAGTGATGTTAATCTTTACTGTAACAGCGCCAACAGAGGCAGAACCAGCGACCCCAGAAAGATCAACGGTTGCGTCCGCCGAGACACCCACAGCGCCGACAGAACCAGTGGCAGATAGGCCAGTCTGTGGAACGACGGCATCGCCAGTTGCTGTTACGCTTCCAACTTGGCCAGTGGCGGATAGGCCAGTCACGGTGACTGCCGCGCCACCGATTGCTGTTACGCTTCCAACTTGGCCAGTGGCGCTTACCCCTGTCACAGAAACTGGGGTGAGCAAACTTACCGTGACACTGCCGGTTGAACCTGTAGCTAGAAGCCCAGTCTGTGGAACGACGGCATCGCCCGTGACCACAAGAATGCCGACGCCGCCAACGGCGGAAACCCCGGTTACATTGACTACAGCGTTGTTGGACGCAGCCCCACCATCATCGGCAAGAGGCGCTGATGCTAGAGGGTTGAAGCCAAGCATTTATTCACTCACTCATGGCTTTGTCGGCCAGACGACCGCGTTGGGGAAACCTTCTTGCCCTGTTATATCACGAAGCGCCTGACGATACACTTCCCATTCTGCCGGGACTGGCGTTCCTTTCTCGCTGTGAAACACAACGATCCAATCAGTTTCGGCAAGCAGTCGGTCTCGATGCCGCCTTACGTTGATGGATGCTTGATTCCCCTCAAGGGGGACTTCGATCCACTTCTGCTTCCAAACGCCGTCAACATTTTCAACAGTGTTCGCAAGCATGTGCGTTTTGTTGTCGAAACTCGGAGCAACCGTTGTCTCAACGCGGTAGACGCCATACGCCGCCAGCGTACTATCCGAAGTTGGCTCGGGAAAGCTGACGTTTGCGTTTTCACGGCGCATCTCACTAAGAGCGTATGGGTATTTGCTCGGACTGCCGTTTGTGACTTTGACGAACATGTTGCCCTCCAATTTAGGTTAAGCTGTAAGCCCATACGGCTCTTCCAGTAGATCCAATTATGTACATCACTTTACCGTCGGGTTTGAAGAAAACGCCCTGCGGATTTTTGTCTTGAACAACAGTGTTAAACGACTGCACGTACGACGCAGTTGATACATCCCAAGCAATGGATAGGTTGTACTCGTATGCGGCGGGCCCAGAATTGCCGGTGATGTACATTTTAAAACCGTCTGGTTTGAAGAAAACGCCGAGCGGAGTGGTGTCTTGAGCAACAGTGCTAAACGACTGCACGAACGATGTAGTAGAAACGTCCCAAGCCGTAGATAAATCGTATTCGTATACGGCGTCTCCAGAAAGGCCGATGAAGTACATTTTAAGACCGTCGGCTCTGAAGAAAATGCCATGCGGAACGGTGTCTTGAGCAGCAATGCTGAACGACTGCAGAAACGACGCAGTGGAAACGTCCCAAGCCGTGGATAGGTTGTACTCGTATACGGCGTCTCCAACAACTCCGCTGACGTACATTTTAAGACCGTCCGACTTGAAGAAAACGCCCCTCGGAGCGATGTCTTGAGCAGCAACGCTGAACGACTGCAGGAACGACGCAGTGGAAACATCCCAAGCAGTGGATAGGTTGTACTCGTTTACGTCGTCTCCAGAACTGCCAATGACGTACATTTTAAGGCCGTCAGGCTTGAAGAAAACGCTGTGCGGAGAGGTTTCTTGAGCAGCAACGCTAAAGTAAGAATTAGCGGGGGCAATCCACGCCGCAGTGGAAACGTCCCAAGCAGTGGATAGGTCGTATTCGTATACGGCGTCTCCAGTAGACCCAATGACGTACATCTTAAGGCCGTCGGGTTTGAAGAAAAGGCCGAGCGGAGCGGTGTCTTGAGCAACAACGCTAAAGCTCTGCAGGTACGAGTTTGAGGCGGTGTTCCAAGCAATGGATAGGTCGTATTCGTATACGGCGTCTCCAGAAGCTCCGCTGACGTACGTTTTAAGACCGTCAGGTTTGAAGAAAACGCCGGTCGGAGAAACGTCTTGAGGAGCAACGTACATGCTCCTCGAGAACGACGCCGTGGAAATGTTCCAAGCAGTGGATAGGTCGTACTCGTATACGTAGCCTCCAGAACTGCCAACGACGTACATCTTAAGGCCGTCGGGTTTGAAGAAAAGGCCGAACGGAGCGGTGTCTTGACCTCCAATATAGAAGTTCTGCACGTACGACGCAGTTGATACATCCCAAGCAGTGGATAGGTTGTACTCGTTTACGTCGTCTCCATTATACCCAACGACGTACATCTTAAGGCCGTCGGGTTTGAAGAAAACGCCGGTCGGATTGGTTTCTTGAGCAGCAACGCTAAAGTTCTGCAAGTACGACGCAGTTGATACATCCCAAGCGGTGGATAGGTCGTATTCGTATACGGCGTCTCCATTAGACCCAATGACGTACATCTTAAGGCCGTCGGGTTTGAAGAAAACGCCCTCCGGAGTGAGTTCTTGAGTCCCAACATAAAACTTGCCGTAAGGTGGGATGCTTGGGTTGTCTAACGTCCAAGCAGTGCCCGTAAAGCCGCCCACAGGTAGCAAGTCTCTGCTGTTTGTCATGCTCCATCTCCAGCCAGCGCGCCGTACAGAGTAGACGCAACCTTCCATAAAACAATTACGGTGTAGGCTGACGTAGACAGTGTGGGCGCATTAGCTCCGTTGTTCACCCAGATTATTGTCGGCCAAGTCACAGTGTAATCGGTTCCGTCATCAATCATCAGCGTGATCGACTGCCCAGAACTAAATCCATCCGAATAAGTTGTGTTCCCAGTCAGCGTGTGCAACTGGATAGAACCATTGTCTGGTTCTAGCGTAACAGAAGTCCCGCTGATGTTGTAAATCTCTTCGACGATAGTTCCATCCAGCGTTGGGGAGCTGAGCGTTTTGTTCGTCAACGTGTCCGCGCTTGTCGGAGTAACCGCGCCAGATGGAGGAAGCAGACTAGAAAGGTTTGCCATGTCGTAACTCCTAGACAGTTATCTCGGGACTAAACAGCCACATGTTTACGTTGGGATAGTTAGGGGTGCTGGTCTCGGTGTACAAATAGAACGACCCGCTTTGCGCTCCAGAAGGGCCAGTGGCGCCTGAAGGCGTTGAGCCACCATTCCTGTTCCATCTCGATTGAGAGGCTCCAATAGTCGTCAGCGGAGCTATGGCAAAGGAAAGCGCGGTGGACGAAGATGCCGTGTTCGTCGTGGAGGTCAAGAAACCATCTGTACCGGTGTCAAAGTTGTATGTCGTTCCCTGTATTGTAACAGTATCAACCGCGTAATCCCCAGTAAAACTTGTCCCGCTCACATAGTGCCAAGCAATCCTAAAGGTTCCAGAAACACCCACAGAAGTTGGCGTCCTCAAAAACCATGTTTGGACACCTAGATTCCCCGAGGCGCTGTAAATGGCGCTGCCTTGTATGACACCAGATGTGTCTACGACATAAACATCTATCGTCCCAATAGTTGCCCCATACCTGCTCTCGTAGAACGTCATGGACAACGGCACGACTGGTGCGCCGTAGCTTCCGCCAACCATTGATTGCATTACGCCGGTCATTACGAAACGCTGCCTGTAATCACACAAACAGTTCCGCTAATGAAAAGGATGTTTGCCACACCCCTTGTTGCCAGCGTAACAGAAGCCACATCCGTATCAGTGCCAGAAATGTAAGCTGTAGTGATTGTGCAGGTGATTGTTATGTCGCCAGTGGTGTTGTTGAAGATAACAATGGCGTCACCCTCGCTGAACGTCGCATCGGGAATTGTAATGCTGCCGCCCGTGCCAACTTGGACGTACTTTCCAACATCTGACGTCGTTAAGGTGTACGACCCGGTTTTTGTCCCTACTGGCGGGATAGTAAGAAAACCAATGTCATTAGTTCCATCAACAGTAATAGTGTTGCTGGCACCGCTGATTGTCTTGTTCGTCAGCGTGTCAGTGCTGCTTGCCGTGAAAATCGCACCCGACACACCGGCTTGAGAATACACCTGCCATGTCGTCCCACTATATGTGAACGTCAAGCTAATGTTGCCAATGTCGCAAACGACATCCTCGGACAAACCTTCAATCGTTGAGCCGTTCCGAGCCACTGTCAGGTTGTTGGATGACCAATCATCCGCGTCGGCCACAAACACGGTGTCGCCAGTTGCTGGACTTGCTGGAAGGGTGATCGTAAACGCCCCGCCAGAAGTATCCGCGAGAATTAGATCACCTGCGACAGCCGTGTAGTTTGCAGTTTTGACAACATACTCGGTCAAAACATCCTCTGCAGTCGCAGAGATAAAGACCAATGCAGAACCGGACAGGTTAAGCGCCGCGTCAGCATTACTGCTTTCAGAGACAGTGCGAGTGAGAGTAGTGCCAGACGCCGTGTAGGTGCCTGTGCCAATTTCCCAGTTGCTGCCGTCCTCGATGACGTAGCGAACTATTTGCCCGTCGGTAACGCCCGCATCCGCAAACGTCTGATACCCATCCTCCGCTGAACCAAGTGTGATTGTCCCCGTGCCAGTAGTGGCCGTGGCTACTTTTGCGCGATTAACGAGGACAACCATGGTTTACGCAATCCTGATGATGGCGTTCGAAGCATCCGCAGTTGGGAACACAATCTGGAAGTCACCAGCCGTCGCGGTTTTGTCCGATCCAAAGTCCAAAACAACAACAGTGTCAGTGGTGCTCGAACCACCACCTGTAGTAGTGTTGTAGATCAACGCACCTCGCGCCGTGATCGTTGCAGAAGTAAATGTCAAATCTGCAAAATCTGTAAACGCTGTTGTGCCAGACGTTGTTGGTGTGACATTGGTCAGCGTGCCGCCACCAGCTGCATACGAACCCGAGTCACCAACTTCGTTGGTCGCAGTGTAGTCCGTAGTCGCTGCCGTGAAGGAAGCACTGTTAGTGTACAGAGCCAACTTGAATGTATGGCCAGTACTGTTAGTAAAGTCGTGCTTGGCTTGAAGCAGTTGCTGCTTAAAGCTCGTGCACATAAAGTTGCCGGTGAACGCCATGGTTAGAGTCTCCTTATCACGTCAGCCAGTTCAGGGTGTCCTGCATCCTGAAGCGCATTATACACAGTTGTGCGGTCGCTGCGAACTGCTTGTTTTAAATACGACTCAACCACTTTAGCTATTTGGCTTTGAAAAGCATGTGCCTGCTCTCGCAAAGCAGGATGAGCAGTATCCGAAACGGAAACAATCCGTTGCGCTGCTTGTTCTGCAAGCTCCTCTGGCGTGAAGCCGCGGCCACTTGTTGTCCGAACACCCACTACTGGAGTGTCTTTGGGTATGTCAAATAAGCCTACGTTCATTGTTTCGGCCTAATCACCTTACCACGACGGTACTCGTCCGTCACCTCTTTAGCTTCGCCCAGCTGCTTGAGACCAGAGATAGATTCCTGGAGGCGTTGGACATACATCTGGGTAACGTCTTGTTCGCCCTTCATAAATATCGTTGCCTCAATCAAGGCACCGTACAGCATAGCCATCTCAGCGTTGATGCTTAGCCAAGTCGTGTCACCATCCGCACCAGACGTCAAGCTGTTCGGTCGGTAGAAATAATGAAGCTCAGCCGTATATGCGGCATCAGGAGTAGCCGCCAGAATGAAGTTCTCGTTATCAAACTGAGCAAAGTATTTTGGAGCTCCGGTCGTAGTCGCATCCGGTGTGTACTCTTGGATGAAGCTCGGATCTTTAAACTCCAAGAAGAACTTATCACCATCCGGACCCGCTAGGCTCAAAGAAAACGGCGCCAAGAAGTCGCTCGGACAAGCCAGGTATTTGTTGCCTATTGTCGTAGATGCAGTGGCGTTTTTGCGGAACAAACTAAGTTGAACCTGCTTTAGAATCCGCTCCTCTGCCATTCGAATAAACAACGGAATATTGTTCACGAAGGTGGTCTCCGTGTTTTCCGTATAATCCTGAATAGCCTGTTTTAGTTGTCCGTACGTAAAGCTCATGTTGTCACCACCGTAACTTGCCCCGTACTACCTACCATACGAGGACGAACAAGGCGAGGATCCTCTACTGTCGGCACTCCAACATACACCTGAAGAGCCTCTGGCTGATCAGGACGAGGATCTTTCAAGGCCTGTGGATCTGGCCCTGGACGAGGAGGGTAAAGCTGGGGGTGCTTAGGTTCGTATTCATCAGGACCAACAAGTGCGCCTGTCCACTCCTTCTTCATATCCCGAAGACGGTAGCGGCGACCTGAACGATCAGAGATACCCCAAGCATTTTTGCCAGATGCGAATGCCATCAGACCCTCAGATAACGAATGCTCGGCGTCAAAGTCAGAGGCACCTTGGCCTCGTCCTCATTCGCCGCGCGTTGAAACTCTTCCTCGTAGATCGACTTCATCATCTGCACACGATCAGGCGCACGCTTAACTGCGAGATAATATGCTAGACCCGCGACCATGCAGGGGTAAAAACGGAAGGGGATGCCCGTTGTGTTTGTAAGAGTATCTACGTCCTCGATGCGACGAACGTAGTAATACACCAGTTGGTCAGTGGAGTTCTCAGGCGTCTGCCACAAGTTGATGACCGGAGCGATCTGGCGATCGAAATAAAACTGCGAAGGACGACCCTGGTCCGTTTTATTCGGGAAGTTCAAATAGTCCGAACGGCTGATCCGATCCATCTCGTAGTCAGTCCCGCTGCGGCGCAGAACCATGTCTAGAATATCTACGACATCCTCTGCCAGAGTATACTGCGCTGTGCCTTGCGTCACGGTCGTCGTACCTTGGGCCACGGTCCACAGGTTCAAGCCACGGTTAGCCCATTCAGCAAACATCAAGTTCATCGAGCGACGAGCCGTCTTGGCATCGTAACCCGTCCGCATCTCTAAACCAATGCGCTCGTATGCCTCTTCAATCGCTTCCGCGACGTCGAGGTTGAAGTCTCGTGAACCTGACGTTGTCATTTCGTTTTCCTCTTAGCGGCGGAAACCCGACGCGGCTTACCAGCAGGCTGGCCCAGGCTTTTCTTCTCAGCGATCTTCTTCTTTTTCTCAGAAGAAGACATCTCACCCGCAGTCTTAGGTGTCTTAGCAGTAACCCGTTTTGTCGGACGGCAGTAAGGTGTTCCTCTCTTCTCGCCCTCTTGGCGACCACAGGGCTTTCCTGTGCGAACGTCCTTCCAGTTTTCCTTAAACCAGCGTTTTAGGGCAGCACCTTTCTCGGTCTTGCGAACAGCCATCAGAACGTCCTCGCTTTTACGATTCCGCCCTTTGCCTTTTTCTGGGTTTTATTACCCCAGTTCTTCGCACCAACCTTGCGGCATTTAGCAATGGCTCCGCTTGCATAAGCAGAGGGGAAGACCTTGTAACGGGCCTTAACCTTTTTATAGCAAGCGTCTTTTGCCATTACTTCATCTTGCCCATAGCCATCTGTTTGCGGGGGCTGCACATGGACTGGTCCACGCTGCCGCCACGAGCCATCTTGACCTTACCGCCCTTTTTGTAGCCGGCCTTAACTTTGCCGCCCATCTTCATGCCTTTGGATTTGCAACCAGCCATCGGAACCTCCGTTATTTGCTTAGCCATATTACCACGCATCATTGCCATTGTCTTCACCACAAAGCTTTGGTTGCGA